TGACCTTCGTTGGTCATCTTTAATGAACCAACACCACGAGAAGAAACGCCAAGACATACACCTTCACCAATAAGTGATTTTGCAATCTTACCCATTGGGGTTTCGAGAAGTTGTGCCTTTCCAATAAAGTTTGTTCCTTTCTGTTCGAGAGAAACAATCTTATGGGAAACTCGATCAAGATTTACAGTAGGGCCATCAGGGTGTCCAAGTTCACCAAGAGCACGACCTTTGGTAATAAATGCTTCTGTGTATCTCTTCACCTCACGAGAAAGAGTTTCCATAGGATACATTCTTCCATTACGATTGCAAATATCACCTTGAAGGAAAATACCCTCAATATACATTTTTTTCTGAGTTCCTTTTCCCTCAGTAATGAACTTTACCTTCTGTACTTCTTCTGTGATGAGTTTCATTTTTCTAGTTTGTAAATCCTACTTGGTTTGCTTTAATTGCAACCGATGTCCAAATTACATCTGTTGGTAGTTTTGTTAAAAATTCTACAAATCCTGAAGGCATGGCAAAATAATTTGTAGTTGCTGCACCAACCATAGTGCTAACACCAACGGTAGCAACTCCAGCGGTATTGTTATATAATCTTACGCAAGTTGCAGAAGATATACTGGTTGCTGCACCGGCACTAGTTGCAGTGTCTACTTGAGTAGAAATTATTTTAGTTAACATTATTCTTTATCTCCTGTGTTGCCCATATTAAATAAAGAGTTAGCAATATCTGGACGAATGCCATTAATTTTTTCAGCAGATTTTGCAAAGAGAGTATCTTTAATTAAATCTGATATATCAGCAGCACTAGAATCAGTCGCAATCAAGTCGATAATTTTATCCATACAAATTTAGTTTATTTATATCAATTATTTATATTTGCGATTTTTTGGCGTCTTTTTGAGTCTGTGCGTTTGTAACTTTTGCCTGCTTTTCAAGATCTGGTTCTTGTGGAACTTGTCCCATCATTCCAGGATCTCCACCAATTGGTAAAGGTTCTCCTGTGATTGGGTCAATTGCATTTGGATCAGGAATAATTCCTTCTTCGATTTCTTTTTTAATTTGTTTATCTATTTCCACTATATCTGCATCAGTTTGACGAAGAATTTTCGTTCGTGCATATTGGGCGGAAAAATACTTTCCAATATAAGGTTCCATTACTGCTAAAAGATTTAATCTTTCAGTCATTAGTTCAGTTTCTTTCAATTCCGAAAACTGATTATCATAGATAAAATCATATTGGATATGATCTGACATTCTCTCCCAATCTTCCGGAGAAATAATATTTTTTAATATTAATTGTGTACGCAACATATCAGTAAACATGTTGGCAAATCTTTTACGTAACCTGCCAACAAATTTTGTGAACTTTAATTCATCCCTTAAAATCTCTGAAGATCTTCCTAAATTAAATCCACCATCACTTGCAATTCTTGATTCTGGAACTCCAAGTGCTCTGTAAAGTTTTTTCTGGAAGTATTCAATATCCGCAAGTTCTCCAAGATTTTGACCGCCAGGAAGTGTGGTAATTTCTGTGCCACGTCCACCCTCTCTTCTTGGGAGCCAGAAGTCTTCGAGCATACTCATGAACTTACGATCATCACGAATTTCTCCATTATTTGAATCATAAACCATTTTATTTCTGTAACGATTCATAACATCACGAAGATATTGTTCTGCTTTTACCTTTGGCAGATTACCAACATCAATATAGAAAATTCTGCGCTCTGGGGCACGTGATAATCTGTAAATAACAAGAGAATCCTCAATCATTCTTAATTGATTTAGTGCTTTAATTGATTTATGAAGATATGAAAGAACTGTTCCCTTATTTCTATCAACTAATCCCGATGTGCAATAGGTAACTGTATCTTTTGCTATTTTAACTCCTTTTTGTGCTCCAGAACTGGAAATCATACCAGTTGGATAATTTGGAGCAGGTGTGTATATAAAATACTCTTCTATTTCTGGAGAATATACTTCTTTATCTGAATTTCTACCGTTCATCGGATTGATCATTTCGGCAGACATGGGAATTCTTGGATCCCCTTTCTTTTTTTCCTGCCGAACATGACGCATTTTCATCGGGTCAACATATCTGATCTCTTTTATGCCATCCGATGCATTTTTTGGATCAATTATCTTGATATAATAAAGTCTTCCATCAACATACCAATTTCTAAAGATTTCATGAGCTTTTTTATCAAAGTCCATAATCTCTTTAATATATTTAAATTCTTCTCTTATTTTTTCTTTAAGTTTATCACTTGCGTTTAAATTTGATAATTCTATTTCAACTGGAGAATCATATAAATCACTAACGATTGCTTCATTCACAACATCTTCAATTGCGGCATCACACTCTGGGTGTAATGCCATTTCTCTATATCTTCTAATGAGATCATTTTCAGTTCTAAAAACGCCTTCAATATCTAAATATTGACCATAAAATCCACTAGCAACATAATTATCAACCCCGTCCTCATTATTTTGAGGGACGGGGGAGACAATTTTAGATTTTTTATTATCAGGATCTTCAATAGAAAAACCAAAAAGTCTTGGCATAGTATAAAATTAAAATGAACTTATTATATCTATTTATTATCTAATTGCTGGGCGATCTGCGTCAGTGTCTAGAGCTTCCCAGTATTGTACTTGGAATTCTACAGTGTATTCTTCAATAGTATCAGTCGAATCCATAGAAAGATCAATTTGAGAAATATTCGTTGGGAATATTCCAACAAATTTATATTTTCTAACTGCTTGACCTGCTCTATTTAATTGACGAACTTCTGCAGTTTTTTGATAATCTGTGGGATTGGTGACGCCAGAAGCATCGCTAATTCTGCTTATACCATTCATCCACTGCTCAAAAGATGTTCTGATTTTAAAATCAACATCATTTAAAACAGTAATTGTCCAAGTATCAAAAGTTCTTTCTCCAGCAACTTTTAAAGTTCTTCCTCTAAAAGGAATTTCAATTGGAGTAATGTTAGATGCTGGAAGAGCAGCTGCTTTTACCATAAATGTTAATAGATCATCTGAAGAAGTTGCACCAGTAGGTGTAATTATATTTTGAGTAAATGCAGATGTAGTTGCTAAGCTAGATGGATATGCAATCGAAACTTCAAATAGATTGGGCCTTGCGCCACCACCAGTTAGTTGAGCTTTGAAGTTATCAAGAGTTTTTAAAGCCATTTTTTTGTACCTCTAATAAGTAATTTTAGACTATAATTAAATTAAACATTACCTACGATTTCTTCAAAAGATACACCACTTCTGGTGGCTACAAATGTTAGACCAACAAAGTTGATTGAACGCGAAGGTTTAATATAGATATCAGCAATAAACTCATTATTGTCAATTATTGAAGCAGTATTATTGCTTTCATCACAAATAACTCTATAGTCTATAATTCCCCTCTTCGCTAAAATGTCTCTTAAGAATGGATCAACTACATTTACAAAGTTAGTTCTAGTCGTCTCATCATTAAATTCAAATAATTGATCATCAGCAGCTGCTTTAACTGCATTTTCAATATAGATGAATAATCTACGAACATTAATTCTATCAAATGCTGATGCTTTTGCTAAACCTGTCTTGTCACCAAATAGAATAATTCCAGATCCAGGAGAGAAGATTACTGGATTGACTCTATTCGAATAAAGTCTATCTCTCTGGACTTTTGAAGGATTATATGCAAGTTTAACTGCATTAAGAACTGCACCTCTTGATGTTCCTGCAGGCGAAACCCATGGAGCATTAGAAGTATCATTTCTAGCACAAATGCCAGCAATATCTCCGTTTAGTGGAATATATCTAAATGTTTGTGCAAACTTATCATACATGTACTTATAACCACTATCAAAAATTGCATAAGAAGAAGATGGTATTGAAGCATAGTAACTAATAACATTATCTGTTATAGTTGCTGAATTAATAGGAACAAAATTAGAAGTCCCACTTAAATTCAACATAGAGTTTCTATATGGAGAAACAAATGCTACTGCATCTTGTCTTTGTTCGGCAACAGAAATAATTTTAGATGCTAATGCTTGGCAAGTTTCTTTGTCATATGCAGCAGAACCCA